GCAGTTCCTGCCGGAGATCGCCGCGGGAATGGCCCGCGTCGGGCAGACCGGCGCCAGGGGTCTCGCCCGCTCCGCCGCGATGCTGCAGGTGCTTCGGGCCCGTACCGGATCCGCGGCGGCCGCGGCCACCAACCTCGAGAACGTCCTTGGCTTTCTCGGCTCGGAGCAGGCCAGCAAGCGCCTCAACAAGCGCGGGATCAAGGTCTTCAACAAGGACGGGACGATGCGCGACCTGTTCGAGATCCTCGCGGAGATCCGCAAGGTCACGGACGGGGGGAAGAACGCCCAGGCGATCGGGTCGATCTTCACGGACAAGCAGGCCCGGGACGGCATCGCAGCACTCCTGCAGGACTTCGAGAGGTTGCAGCGGCTCTCGCAGCTGACGAACGCCGGCGCCATCGTGGACAAGGACTTCGCGACGACGTCCCAGAGCGCCGCCGCGGCCATGAAGAGCCTCGTCGCGGAGCTCAGCAAGCTCGCTGACCGCCATCTGACCCCCTGGCTCGAGCGCATGACGTCGTTCCTGCAGTTCCTCAACGCCCACCCGGGGATGTTGGAGAAGGCGCTCGGGCTCGGCGGTGTCGTTGTCGCGCTCGCCGGCGTGCGAAAGCTCCTGCGCGTGTTCAACCTGCCCGGTGGAGGTGGGGGCGGTGGAGCTGCAGGCGGAGGTGGGTTGATCCCCGGCGGGATGCCGGTGCATGTGACGAACTGGCCCACGTCGCTGGGTCCGAGCGTCGGCGCCGGCGCTGGGGGCGCTGCGCAGGCGGCGAAGACGGGGATCCCCTTCATCAAGAAGGTGGGCGGACTCCTCCGCGGGGGCCTGGCCGCGCTAGGCGGCTTCGGGCTCCGAGCGCTGGGGGCGCTCGGTCTCGGCGGCCTGGCGAAGACCCTCGCCGGCGGCGTCGCAGGAGCGGGTGGCGGCCTGGTCGCCGGCACGGTCGGCGCTGGCGCAGCACTGGGCGGGCTGATCGGCACGGGAATCAACAAGTTCCTGCTGCCCGAGGGATTCAAGACGGCCATGCAGAACGCGATGGCGTACGCCCTGAGCCCGTTCTCGGACAGCGCCAAGGACCTGGTCCGCGAGCTCCGCGCAGACCGCGAGCGGCAGCGGATCCTCAAGCTCGAGCTCGACACCGACACCCTCGCCGTGGACATGGCACGAGGATGAGCTGGGGCCACCTGCGCGAGTGCAAGCTCGGAGACGTCGTCGTGCACGTGCGGCGGATCAGCGGTTCTCGCGCGCGCGGACTGGCTCGGTTCCGCTACCCGGGACGGGACGGCGCTGAGCACGAGGACACGGGCCGCGAGCCTCGCACCTTCACGCTCGACGCCGTGTGCATGGACACGGTGACCGGCACCTACCGCATGCACTGGGACGCCCTCGAGGAGCTGTTCGAGGCTGGGTCCCGCGTGACCTTCGTGCACCCCCACAAGGGCACGTACACCATGCGGATCGAGCGCCTGCAGGACACGACATCCACCGAAGGCGCCCGCTTCATCGAGGCCACCATCGACCTCATCGAGGACGTCGCCGAGGAGGCTGGCTTCATGGTCACCGACGGCGGCCTCGCCGGCGCGCTCAACGTGTTCGACACGGCCGCCGCCGCCGCCACGACCGCCCTGGCGGCCCTGCCGTGAGCGCCAGCTCCATCCAGGCCCAGGCGGCGCTGGCCTCGGCGATCGCCCTTCGAGACGCCCTCGGGGCGGACGGCGAGAACTACACCGTCGAGCGGATCGAGCGGCTCATCGCGAGCGTTCGTGCCGAGCTCGACACGGCGGTGGCCGACCTCCGGGACGCGCACGGCGTCGCCGCACACGCCGCGGTGACCGCCCTCCTGGAGGTCGCCGAGGCCCTGCTCGTCATCGGCGAGGAGCTGAACACCGGCCGGGCCCGAGTCGTGACCTGGCTGATGCCGGCGACGGGCAATGCCGCTCTCGCCGCGTTCTGGCGGTACGGCGACGTCGATCGCCGCGCCGAGATCATCGCGCTCAACAAGCTCCCCGATCCGAACGCCATCGAGGAGGGCACGCCCCTCCGGGTGCGTGAACGATGATGGAGCTCGTCTTCGAGGGGAAGACCTTCACCAACTGGATCGACTACTCGGTCGATGTCGACATCCGCCGACCGGCCTCCTCGTTCCGGTTCTCGGTCCGCAAGCCGTCCTCCCAGTCGGGCCCGGTTACGCCAGGTGGCGTCGCCGAGATCAAGGTCGACGGCAACACGATCCTCTGGGGACGGATCGACAAGACGAGCTCGCGGCGAGCTCCGGGCCAGGTCGGTCTCACCCTCCACGGACGCAGCGCTGGCGGGCTCCTGGTGGACGCCGCCGCCAAGCCCACCTGGCGCTGGAAGAACGCCACGCTGGAGACGGTCGCCAAGACCATCGCCAACTACGTCGGGATGCTCCGAAGCCCGAACGTCGAATACTCCCCCACGCTCAAGGCCGTGAAGGTGGAGCCGGGCGAGCGATGCTGGGCACTCGTCGATCGGCTCGCCCGCTCCGAGGGCATGCGGATCTGGGTGGACGCTGGCGGCACGCTGCAGCTCAGCCAGTACATCTCCGCAGGCCCCTCGAAGGGCCGGCTCGTGTCCAGGCCCGACGGCAAGGGCGTGAACGTCATCGACTCCACGGTCTCGCGGAGCTGCCTCGAGTCCTTCTCCCAATACGAGGTCTTCGGGCACTGGGACGATGGCACGCGAACCGCTCGGCCGAAGGCATGGCACGTTGACCTGAGCGCCCCCTACTTCAAGCCGGAGGTCCTCGTCGAAGAGGTGCGGGGCGAGACCGAGGCCCTGCATGTCGTCCGCGACGTCAGCAGCCGCAACCAGGCCAAGCGCCTCGAGCTTGAGTACGTGGTGAAGGGGCACACGACCGACGCCGGCGTGCCCTGGCAGGTCAACACGCTCGTCGACGTCGAGGACCTCGAGGAGGAGATCGCCGGCCAGTTCATCGTGCTGGCCACCAGGTTCACCCGCTCCAAGAGCGAGGGCACCCGCACGGCCCTCACACTTGCAGATCCGAGCGTGTTCCTTGGCTAAGCAGCTCATCGATGTCGCGCAGCTGCGCCGCCTGATCCGGTCGGAGATCCGCTCCGCCATGGGCGGCGCGCGGCGTGGCCAGATCCTCGAGTACTCCGTCTCGGGTGGACGCCCGTACGTCACGCTGGAGGGCTACGGCGAGGAGGTGGTCGAGGCCCAGCTGACCGAAGCCTTCGGCCTCGCGTCGCGACCGCCGACGGGCACGGGCCTGGTCGCCGTCCGGAGCGGTAGTCAGCACGTCGTCGTCGGCGCCGAGGACCGATCCCACCGCCCTTCGCCCGGCGACGGCGAGGTGGTGCTCTACAACGCGCACGGCCAGAAGGTGGACCTGCAGGGATCGGCCGTCGTCATCAACGACGGCGCCCGCCACGTCGCCCGCAATGGCGACGCCTGCAGCCACGCACTGACGGTCACCATCGGCCCGACGACCTACGACGTCGAGGGCACGATCTCCGTCGCCGGCGGCACCAGCGAGGTCCTGGTGCCATGAGCTGGCTCATCGATCCCGAGACCCAGGACTACGTCCTGGAGGACGGCCACCTCGTCCGCGACGACGGCCTGCAGGGCGTTGTCTACCTGGCGCTGTTCACCGAGCGTGGCTCCTACCCGGACGATCCCGAGTTCGGCAGCCGGCTGCACCTGCTTCGACGTCGGAAAAACCCCGCCCGCGCCGCATTGGACGCGCCCGAGATGGTCACCGAAGCCCTGCAGTTCCTCATCGACGACGGCCGCCTGGCCAGTGTCGAGACCGTTGCGGAGGCCCGAAACATCGGTGGCCTCACCGGCGTGGCGTTGCAGATCACCCTGCTCGATGGCGGCAACCGCCCGTACGTGTTCGAGGTCTTCCAGGAGGTCGGATGAGCTCATTCCCTACCCAGACACAGGCGGAGCTCAAGGCGCTTCTCCTCGCCGCGCTCCGCAACCACATCACTGGGCTGGACACGAGCGACCGCTCCGACGCGGCCATCAAGGCCGGCGCGCTCGCGCACGTCCTCGAGGGGCTCTACGGGCGCGTGGACTGGACCGGGGATCAGGTGTTCCCGGACTCGGCGAGCTCGGCGAACCTCGAGCGTCATGCTGACGCCCGGGGGCTCAGTCGGCTGGCCGCGACCACATCCGAGGGCACGGTCGCGTTCACGGGCACGACGGGCACGCCGATCCCCATCGGCACGAGCTTCACGAAGTCGGACGGCTGGGAGTACCAGACGACGACCGCGGCGGTCTGGGTCGGAGGCGACGCTACCGCCGAGGCGGTCGCCGTCGAAGCGGGCGTCGATGGGAACGTCAGTACCGGCGAGGCGTTCACGCTGTCCGCCCCGATCGCCGGCGTCGACAGTGAGTGCGAGGCGGGGACCGACTTCACAGGTGGCACCGACATCGAGACCGACGCGGCTCTGCTGCAGCGCTTGCTCGACAACCTGCGGTCTCCGCCGGCGGGCGGGACCGCCGAGGACTGGCGGCAGTGGGCGCAGTCCGTGGACGGCGTGACGGAGGCGTACTCGCACCCGCTTCGGCGCGGCCCAGGCACCATCGACGTCACCGTCTTCACGGCCGGACCAGACGGGGATCGCGCGCTCCCCGGAGCCGCACTCATCACGTCCGTTGAGACCTACGTCGAGACCGTCCGCCCGATCACCGTCGGCTCCTATCAGATCGTCACTGCGACGGAGGTCGCGACGGACGTGACGGTCGATGACCTCGACGTCGAGGATGGATACGTCGAGGCCGACGTCCAGGCCGCCGTTGAGTCCGCGATCGCTGGCGTCTTCCCGACGCTCGCGCCTGGCGAGACGCTCTACGTCACGTCCCACCTCCACGAGGCGATCAACGCTGTCGCCGGCGTCCTGGACTACACCCTCACGGCGCCGGCCGCGAACGTCACAGCGACGATCGACGCCTCCGACGTCGAGGTGCTCACAGCCGGGACGGTCACGGTGAACCTGCCGTGAAGTTCCTCCGCACACTGCTCGCCCTGCTGCCGGTGGGGCCATACAGCCGCGAGCTCGACTCCACCCACGTCCAGGAGCTCGAGGCGTACGCCGACGTCGCCGAGGTCGTGGACGCCGCAGTCGGCGATCTCCTCGAGGAGATCTTCCCGGGCTCGGCCGTGGAGCTGCTGCCGGACTGGGAGCGGACGTTCCAGATCGTGCCGTCGAGCGACGCGACGACCGAGGAGCGCCAGGCGGCGGTCCTCGCTGCCTGGAGCAAGCAGCCCAACCTCTCCCTGCCCTACATCGACGATGTGCTGGAGACCTACACGGGGGTCAGCGTCACGCTCTCCGAGGAGATCCCCCCGCTCTACGACTCCGCCACCTACGACGAGTCGACGTTCTTCGCGTGGACCTTCGAGGTCCTGCTCGACTACACCGAAGCGGCCGCCGCGGGGATGGGCACTGCATCCATCCTCGCCGCACAGGCCTTCCTCGAGCAGGTCCAGCCAGGCCACGCGCAGGGAACCGTCCTTGTGGACGCCGCCTTCTACGACGACACGACCACCCCCTACGACCTCTCGATCCTCGGAGCGTGACCATGCGCTGTGCCCGTGCCGTTCTGCTCGCCCTCTCGCTCGTCCTAGCCCTTCCCGCCGGCGTCCTGCTCGGCGGGTGCACGGTCGACGTCCACGAACCACCCCTTCGTTTTCAGATCCCACCCCCAGGAGACCAGCCCATGGCCCAGCGCTACACCACCCCTGTCGCGACCCGCGTCGCCGGCGGCGTCGTGTCGTCCAGCGACCAGAACGACGTCGACGATCGCGTCGTCCAGATCTCCGCCGACATCGGCGGCGTGCCCGGCGACCTCAACACCACCGACAACTCCTCCTACGCGGCCGCAGTCAACGAGCTCGTCGCCCGGAACGCGGCCATCCAGTTCCCGCGCCAGGTCGCGGCCCAAGGGTTCCAGACCAAGGGATCGTCGATCACGGACTTCGTTCTCACCGACACGGGGCTCTACAAGGGCTCCTCGGGCGGAACCATGGATGTGTGGGCGCCGATCGAGCTTCCCAATGGCGAGGCTCTCAGCGAGCTGAAGGTGTGGTCATCGCTCGGCTCCACCTCCGCGCAGGTGCAGGTGTCTCTCCGGCGGCTCGACAAGGCGGCGGTGTCCTCGGTGGTGATCGGCACGGTCACCATTACGGGCTCGACGGGCGCGCAGTCCGGGACGGCGGCGCTCTCGCACACCGTCGACAACGAGACCTACGCCTACTTCCTTTCCGGGACCCTGACCAACGACGCCAGCAACACGGGGATCCTGGTCGCGGCGCAGGTCAAGTAGTCGATGCTGATCGCGCTCGACACCCAGCACATCAACAAGGGCGCCGACCCGTGGGATCGGGGTGCTGGGTTCGACCTCAACGACGACGGGGAGCTCGCGCTCGCCGAGCTCGAGGCGACGCTGGTCGGCCGCTACATGCAGCTGCTCCGGCACCGCCTCGAGGGCCACCGCATCCCCGTCGTCGATGGGTTCTCGGGCAGCTACTCCCAACGCAACGCGCAGGCCGACAAGCTGGGCGCCAGCCTCTACATCGCCGGGCACCTGAACGCCGGCGGCGGGAACTACGGTCTGGTCGGCGTCGACTACCGGGCGCCCCGGGGGGGCACGAGCCGCTTCGTCGCGGGCCACGTCGCGACCAGGTGGCGCCAGCTGCTCGCCCTGCCACGCGTCCGGATCCAGGAGACACGACCGACTGGCGCACGTTGGATCCGCAACCTGCACGCCACCATCGGAGGTTGCGTCTGCCCGGCCCTCGCAGCCGAGCCGATCTTCCTCGACGGCCACGCCCACCTTCTCGCTCCCCAGCGGCAACACCGGACTCTCGACGCCATCGCGGCCGGACTCGAGGACGCCATCCTGGCGGCGATCGAGGCCGGCCTCATCAAGTAGGAGGGCTCACGCCCAATGAACACCTTGAGATCCGTTCTGATCCCCCTGCTGCTGGCGGTCTTCGTCTTCGCAGCGTGCGTCGCAGCATGTGGCCCCCCGTCCAACACCAGCACCTCGGGGGACTCGGCGACCAACGCCGCCAGCTCAGCCGAGGGCGAGCTGGCCGTGGAGCTGGCGTTCCAGGTGGCGGCGACGTCGTCAGTGATCGCCAAGCAGGCCGCCGCGTCCGCGCAGGACGTCGTCGGCTGCCTCTCCCTGGCCTCAGCTGAGGGCGCGATCCACACCGCGCACAACGCCTGGCGTGGCGTGCTCGAGTTGCAGCACACCGACCACCAGCTGCACCTGCCACCCACGACGGTCGACGCACGTGTGTGCGCCGCGCTCGGGCTTCCGACGCCCGAGGTCGACGTCGATGTCGACGGCCAGGTCCGTCTCGTCCTCGGCGCCCTCGATGGGTCCATGACCGCCGTCGCCGAGTTCGTCTGCCTCGATCGCGGACACACCCACGCCAGGTGCCTGGAGCTGCAGGCAGCGGCCGGGGCGCTGGACGCTGGCGCAGACATCTACGCAGCGGTGATCGCGGCGCTCCAGGACGAAGCCGACGACGCTGACGGGCTCGTGATGGTCGATCTGCCGCCGATCCCCATCCCACGTGAAGGGCGGGCGCTCGTCCCGGCTGGAGACCATGAGATCTCCGACGACGCTGGGTTCTACGACACCGGCCGCCGCCAGGACGAATGACTGGGGGAGCGTCCTTCGCCTGGCGGGGGCCCCTCCAGGGCCCTCGCCACCTCCCCAACCCCAACCCACCGCGAGAACGACCCATGGAAATCGAACCCATTCCGCAGCATCTCGACGCGCAGCTGCTCGTCGTCGACCCCAGACGGATCGCCATCAACGAGTTCACGGACGACGAGTTGCAAGCCGAAGTAGCCCGCCGAGACGAGCTGAAGCTCCAGGGCGCGATCAGGGCACTGGACGCGTGCACGACCGAGCAGGCTCGGACCGCGATTGGCCTGTGCCGACACGGTCTCAGCACGTCGACCCGGTGACCGCTCGACGCCGCACGCCTCGCGAGGTCCGCGAAGCCCAGCAACTTCACCGCCGCCTTCGGATCTCCGTGACCGCAACCTCGATCCTCGACGAGGCCAACTACCCCCGGGCCAGCGCCGTCGAGTGGCGCGGCGAGCTCGGCGCCTTCGTCGTCGAGCACGAAGACGGACGCCTGCTCTACCTGGGACCGACACCGGTGACCACGCTGGCCTGGGCCCGCCGGCGGCGCTGGGAGGCGAACGCCGGCCGCCGAGCTACCGCTGCAGGGGTAGCGGCGTCGGTCATTCGAGAGGTTGGCGGGCTCGTCCTGGACGTCGTGCCCCTGACCGTGGGGTCTCCCTGATGGCCCAGGCCGCCGGACGTCTGGTGACCCTCCTGCTGCACATCCGCGGAGAGCGCTGGTGGTCAGCTCGGGCGATCGCCAACGAGCTCGGATGGCCGAAGAACCGAGCACAGCGGCACCTGCAGGCGGCTACCGCCGCTGGCTGGCCCATCGAGAGGTGTGGCGATGTCGGCCGAGGGTTCAGGTACCGATGGCGTGGCGAATTCGTCACACCCACACCCAAGAACTGACCCCCGCCCACACACCCGCTGGTGGGAGCGAGCCACGGTAGTCGGCTCAGAACCAGCCAACGATCCCCCACTTTGCGATGAGACGAGGTGCGACTGCGAGTGCGCGGCTACACCCAGCGGTGGGCCACCCAACCCCACACCCTCACCCCCGCCGAACCCGCGTCCCCCGATGCGAACTCGTGCCGCGGCCGATATCCTCGACCCGCGTGACCGCCCCCTGGACCCCAGCCGACGCCGACGCCCGCTCCGCCCTGCTCGACGCCCTGCGCGCCGCGGCCGGGCCCGACGCGGTCGCGACCT